CCGCTTCCTACGCCGCCGACGCCGCCCGCGCCGCCAACGCCGCCGCCGACGCCGCCGACGCCGCCGCCCGCGCCGCCAACGCCGCCAACGCCGCCAGCGCCGATTGGGAGGGCGCCCTAACCATGCTCGATGGTGTGTTGGCGATTGGCCCGCAGTCTGCGGGTTTCTCTGCCGACACAGAGGCGCGCGTTGCTGCTTATAGGGAACGGGTGGCGGTATGACCGACATCAACCAAGCAGGGCTGGAAGCGGCGCAACTAGCTATAGCTAAATGTACGGCGGTTGGGCGCACCACCCTAGAAGACCACGCCTATGAAGCCGTCACCGCATATCTAGAAGCCACAAAGGGTGAGGAAGACACACCACAAGCCACAGACGATGATCTGGTGGAGCGATTAGAGTTTGTCCGCGAGTTGCTGGCGAGCTTGGCATACCTATCGTATGCAGATGACGTGAAAGCAGCAGCCGCCCGCATCGAACAGCTTGAGGCCAACCGGGCGCAGGGCGAGGCTATATGCAGTGAGATTATGCCGGTTTGGGTGTGCGCCGATAGTATGACGATAGACGGGCTGGACGCGGCGGCTGATATGGTATTCACTTGTCCTCCATACGCAGACTTGGAGGTTTATAGCGATGACCCAAAAGATATATCAACAATGCCATATGATCGGTTCATTGAAGCATATTCAGCGATCATCGAAAAGACATGTGGCAAGCTTAAGGCAGACAGGTTCGCCGTGGTCGTTGTGGGCGAAGTCCGAAACAAAAAGGGCGGCTACTACAACTTCGTCGGAGACACTATCCAAGCGTTCAAAAATGCAGGGATGACATACTACAACGAGATGATTCTGATTACGGCGGCTGGAAGCCTTCCGATCCGCGTCGGTGGGCAATTCAACGCCAGCCGCAAGATCGGCAAGACGCATCAGAACGTGCTAGTGTTTGTCAAGGGTGACGGCAAGAAGGCCACGAAGGCGTGCGGTCACGTGGATATCAAGACGGAACTACCAGAGGACAGCGGGGAAGCTTTTTCCCCCAATATGAGAAATGGCGCGTAAAGCAACAGGAAAAGCCAACGGACGGCCTGCGTTCAAGCCGACTGATGACGACCGCAAAACGGTTGAACTCATGTGCGCTGTTGGCATACCGCACGAAGGTATCGCGCTGTGCATTCAGGATGGGATTGACGACAAGACACTGCGTAAGCATTTCAGGGTTGAACTGACAACATCCAAGATCAGGGCTGATGCCAAGGTGGCGGGTTCGCTGTTCCAGCAGGCCATCGCAGGCAACGTGAACGCGCAGAAATGGTGGACCGCATCACGCATGGGCTGGAAGGAAACCAGCGTGCAAGAGCATCAAGGCAAGGACGGCACTCCGCTTGTCCTGTGGGGTGGCAATGCAAAAGAGTAAGCCAGCCTATATTGTGGGGCGCGCGTCGGATGTGTTCGACGATTTCATGCAACCATCGCGCTACAAGGCACTATTCGGCGGCAGGGGATCGGCAAAAAGTCACTTCTTTGCAGAGGCTATGATTGCCAACGCGGCGGAAAACAGCGGGTTCCGTGCGGCCTGTATCCGTGAGGTCCAGAAGACCTTGAAGGAATCGGCTAAGCGGCTGCTGGAAGACAAGATAGCCGAAATGGGCTATTCGGACAGGTTCCGCATCCTGAATGACCAGATTATATGCCCCGGCAACGGTGTGATTATCTTCCAGGGTATGCAAGACCACACCGCCGAATCTATAAAAAGTCTCGAAGGATTTCAGATTGCGTGGGTTGAGGAATCACAAACATTATCCTCTCGCTCCCTTGAGTTACTTCGACCCACGATCCGCGCGGCCGGCTCTGAATTGTGGTTCTCATGGAACCCGCGCAACAGGGCTGACGCTGTTGATGCGTTCTTCCGGGGACCGATGCCGCCAGAAGACGCCATCATTCGAGAGATCAACTTCACCGATAACAAGCTGTTTCCCGCCGAACTGGAAGCCGACAGGCTGCACGACCATAAGGCCAACCCGGATCGTTACGCCCATATATGGCTTGGGGACTACGAGCCCGAGGCGTTGGGTGCCATCTGGACGCGACAGGTCATTGAGGCCAACAGGGTTGTTGAACCGCCAGCTATCGAACGCATCCTGGTGGGCATTGACCCCGCCGTTACCGACACAGCCGTATCTGATGAACATGGTGTGTCTGTCTGTGCGCTTGGTTCGGACGGTCACGGCTATGTGCTGGAAGACGCCAGTCTCAAAGGCGGGCCGGTCCAATGGGCGCAGCGGGCGCTGGCGATGTACGACAAGTATGAGGCAGACGCCATCGTTGTAGAGATTAATCAGGGCGGCGATATGGTTAAGCACACCATTGAGAGCCAGGGCCGGGGCGCACGGATCATTGAGGTTCGCGCCACACGCGGCAAGCATGTTCGCGCCGAGCCAATTTCTGCGCTATACTCCACCAATCGCATTCACCACGTTGGATCAATGCCAGAAATGGAAGATCAGTTGTGCAAGTTCACCTCGTCTGGCTATGAGGGGTCCGACAGCCCAGACAGGGCCGAAGCAATGATATGGTGCATGACCGAACTATTCCCCGGAATTACGCGGGTGAAGTCCAAGGAAGAAACATTTACGCACGTTGGGGGCGGTTCAGCATGGATGGGATGACCGAAGACAAGCGCCGCCTACGAATGGCCCGCTTTGCAATGCACAAGAACGCGGTACACAAATACGCCCGCCGCATGGCCCTTGAGGACATGAGCGAAGACGAAGCGCGGATGCACTATGCCGAAACGATGAAGAACTACGACCAGATCATCGAACTTGCGGCAGATGACCCATTGAGGCTTGACGCCGCCGAGGAAGATATGGCAGCGGGTTTCGCATTGCCGCAGGACATTGGATAGTCTATAAATAGTCCGATTAAGCCCGCCGTGAGGCGCGCACCCCATTGATGGATGAATACATGGCAAAGCGCGGCACCGAAGATGACCTGATGAAGGACGCGCTTGACCGCTTCCAGGAGAGCCAAGAGGCGTCAGACTTCAATCGGGAGAACTACTACGAAGACGTGAAATTCGCGCGCTTGGCAGATCAGTGGCCCGACAAGGTCAGAGCGCAGCGTGAGCAGGAAGGCCGCCCGGCTCTGGTTATCAACCGTTTGCCGTCCCTTATCCGCTCTGTTGTGAACGAAGCCCGCCAAGGCCGACCGGCCATCAAGGTTTCCCCTGTTGACAGCAACGCCGACGAAGACACCGCAGAGGTAATCAGCGGCCTTATCAAGAACATCGAACGTCAGTCCGTAGCCAGCGTGGCTTATGACACCGCGATTGACCATGCCGTGACAGGCGGGTTCGGGTTCTTCCGGATTGATATTGACTATGCCCACGACGAGACATTCGAGTTAGAGGCGCGCATCAAGCGCATTGCCAACCCGCTGTCTGTTCACTGGGACACGTCCAGCACCTCGTTTGATGCGTCGGATTGGGAGTTTGCCTTTATTAGCGACATGTTGAGCAAGGACGAGTTCAAGGCGCGCTACCCAGAAGCCTCGCTTGTTCCGTTCGATGGCGACAGCCGCGACGAGAACAGCGAACTATGGATGCACGAAGACCAGATTCGCGTGGCCGAATGGTTCCAGCGTGTGAAGAAAGAAACCAATCTTCTTGAGGTTAGCTTCCCCAACGCGCAGACAGGTGAACCCGAGTTGCGCGCCATCCGTGAAGAAAGCCTGCCCAACATGGCGCGGCAATTCTTCGGCGCTGGCGAAATGGACATTGATGGGCTGAAGGACACGGACTTGGTTGAGGGCTTTATGGCTGTGTCCGGTGTTCAGGTTCTCCGTGAGCGCATGGTTGATGGCTATGATGTAAAGCGCCGGATTATCGACGGCGTTGAGGTTCTGGAAGAAGAAGATTGGCCGGGCCAGCGCATTCCTGTCTGCCCGGTTTGGGGTGATGAAGTCTATATCGACGGGCGGCGTCACTTCCGCAGCCTGATTCGCGATGCCAAAGACCCGCAGATGATGTTCAACTTCTGGCGTTCAGCGACGACCGAACTTGTGGCACTCGCGCCGAAGGCTCCGTGGGTTGGTCCGAAGGGCTTTGTCCCCAAGGGGCAAGAGGGCAAGTGGGCAAGCGCGAACGCACGCAGCCACGCATTCCTTGAGTATGACGGTTCCACGCCACCGCAGCGCCAGGCGTTCGCAGGCGTTCCGTCCGGGGCGATAAATGAAGCCACGATGGCCGCAAACGACCTGAGCGACATTACAGGCATTTACCCGTCAGCCATTGGCGCACGGTCGAACGAAACCAGCGGCAAGGCCATCATGGCGCGAGAACGTCAGGGCGACGTGTCGAACTTCCATTTCATCGACAACCTCAACCGCGCCATCACATACGCGGGCAAGATTCTGGTGGAGATTATGCCAGCCGTTTACAGCCCGAAAGAAGCCATCCGCATCTTGGGTGAAGACGACGCGGCGAAGATTGTCCAACTGACGATGGAGGACGGCGGCAGTAACCAGGCGGGACTGAACGGGCAGAAGCGGCTTTATAACCTGACTGTCGGCAAGTACGATGTGGACGTGAAGACCGGGCCATCCTTTGCCACGCAGCGCGAGGAAACCCGCGAGACGCTAATTGAGATCATGCGACAGGTTCCAGACGCGGCGGCGTTCGTTGGCGACGTTCTGCTTGACCACATGGACTTTGTTGGTGCCGACAAGGTTGCCAAGCGCCTCAAGTCCCTGTTGCCACCAGAGGTTCGCCAAGCCGAAGACGCAGAGGAAAACAGCGACAACCCAGAAATGGCGGCGATGCAGCAGCAGTTGCAGGCCAAAGACCAGCAGATGCAACAGGCACAGCAAGCGGTAATGGCTGAGATTGAGAAGCTGCAGGCCGAGAACGAGGCTATCAAGCAGTCTAAACAGGCTGACATGATGAAGGCGCAAGCCGATACGCAAGCCAAGATGCGTGAACTTGACTTGAAAGAACGCGAACTGGTGTTGAAAGAGAACGAGGCCCAGAAGCCCGCCGACAACCTTAGGATTGCGGCAGACGTTGAAATGCAGCGCGAGCGCATGGCGTTCGATGCCGAACAGGCTGAGAAGGACCGCGAACTGGAAATCATCAAGCTGGTCATGGCGAAAGAAGGCGACGGCATGGACGCGGACAGCGCACGGGACGAAGCAGAACGCGAGGCGAGTCAGATATTCTTCCAGCGTGACGAAATGGGCAACATTATCAGCGCGACCAAGATGGACGTGGAAGGCGAAATCCAGTAATGCCAATGAATGACATGCTAGGCGGTGCGCCCAAGGGGCGTGGACGCGGCACGTCTACCAACGGTGCGTCAATGGTGGACTTCATCAAGCGCGCCTGGAACAGCAACCCGCTGGAATCTGCGCGGACATACCTGAACAACCCGGACCCCGAGGGATACCAGCGCGCCAACGTGCTGCCCTATGCGACGAATGCGGACGGCGGTACAGAGTGGGCAGTCCCGTCGATGGGCCGCGACATTATGCGTGAGGGATTGGCTGGCCTTGAGGCTCCCAAGCGTGTGTTTGATGGCGAAGTTACCCCGGAGCAGGGCGCGTTTGATACGGCGCTTGCCACGATGGGCGCGGGCCTTGTTGGCGGTCGATATGTGCCGAAGGGCGCACTAACCGCGAACGTCTGGCAGGGCGGGCCGCACAAGTACGGGCCGGAAGGTGCCGCGAAGTCTCTGGATCACATTGGCAAGGGCGAAGGCGCACAGGCTTACGGGTGGGGCCGGTATGATGCGGGAAGCGAGGCCGTTGGCAGACAGTACCAAGAACAGGTTTCCGGTGACTTTTGGGTGACCCCTGACGGAGAATTGTTCAACCCGACCACATTGGAACACATGAACGCCCGCTCTAGAATAGGGCGCAATCCTGATATTGACGCCGAACTACCAGAACTTCGCGAGATTGCCAAAAGGCAAGACGGGACCGACGCTGGCGCGATGATGCAGCGGGATATTGCGAAACTTGAGGCGTTGCAGAAAAAGGGCGGGCTGTCGCCATCTGACGGCAACCTCTACAAGCACGACCTCCCCGACGAAGACATAGCGCGGTATCTGGACTGGGATAAGCCGCTGAGTGAGCAGCCGGAGAGTGTGCGGGCGGCGGTGCAAGGCTTGGTGGACACCAACCCAAGCGAAAACATGAGCAAAATGTTTTCGCTTAATGGGCAATTGCGTGGCGATGTTCCGGGTGAAAGCCTCTTAAGGACGCTCGAAAAAGTTACGGGGTCCAAACAAGCCGCATCCGAAGCCCTTGGCGAAGCTGGCATCCCCGGCCTGAAATACCTCGACGGAATGAGTCGCGGCGCTGGCGAAGGAACCCGCAACTACGTCACATGGGACCAAGACGTGCTTGACCGCATGAAGCTGCTTGAGCGCAACGGCGAGGATATGACCCTCGCAATGGGCGGTTCCCCCGAGGCATACGCAATGACGAACATGCTAGGCGGCAACCAGCAGCCGCAGCAGGGCATGACCCAAGGGCAGATGGCCCGCTGGCTTGCTGACCCGAGGAATATGTAATGGCTGAACCATTGCCATGCGAATGATTGATTAGGGTGTTATGTTAGCAACAATGTGTTATAAGTAACAGAGTTTTTGAAATTAAAGGCCCGCCGTGATGGCGCGCTGTTCCCACGCCGAAAGGCAAGAAGGAGATTTTTACAGTGAGCGACACAAACCACGACGTAGTTCCGCAGGAAAGCGTTGTCGATTTGCCTTCCACCCATGAGGCACTGGAGCCGCAAGCCGAACTGGAAGAAATTCCAGAGGAAGCCGAAGCCCCTGAACCTGATGCAGAGGAAGAACCTGTTTCGCTAGACGGTCCTGAAGCCGATCCAGAAGCGCCCGAGGAAGACGTATCCGAGGACGACGAAGGGGAAGCCGAAGAAGATTCCAAGGAAACTGCCGAAGTCATTGAATTTGATTTTGGCGGGAACAAACTTGAGGTCAAGGCAGGCGAAGTACCGCCCGAACTGGCTGAAAAGATTGACACCTTCTCCAAGGAAATCTGGGCCGACTATACGAAAAAGTCGCAAGCCAATGCTGAATCAGCCAAAAGTCTTGGTGCCAGAGCCGCCGCCCTGGACAACATCGAGACGCTAACGGGCGAGGCATTGGATGTCTTTTCGAGAGGCAAAGGCATCAAAGCAGAAATTGAGCAACTTTCGGCAGTTAACATGCAAGCACTGTGGCAGTCCGACCCGGACAGGGCGCGGATGCTTTCAGACACGCTGTCAGCAAAGCAGGCTGAATTACACGGCATCATCGAATCCGTTGACCAGTACGAGCAGAACATTAGCAGCGCACGACAAGGCGAACTTGAGCGGCGCGCTGCCGAAGGGAAGCAAGTTCTGGATCGCAAGTATAAGGGCTTTTCAAGTGATGTAGCCCCGAAACTTGAGGCGTATGCAGTTGAGCAAGGCATCCCGGAGGCCGAAGCAAAAACTTGGGCTTCCTCTCCTGTCGTTGCTGAATTTGCCTACAAGGCGATGCTCTACGATCAGATGCAGAAGGCGAAGACGCCGAAAGAAGCACCCAAGACGGCCAAGCCGGTCAGCGCCATGAAGAACAAGGGTGGCAGCCGGACTTCATCAAATCCGAACAATATGTCTTTTTCGGAACTGGGCAAGGTCTTGGGTATCTCATAACTCAATTTCTAAGGAGGCCACACGATGGCTACAAACGTTACACTTACTGCTGATATTATCGCCAAGGCGGCGGTTATGCAGTTGGACAACAATCTTGTCATGGGCAAGAAGGTTTTCCGTGGATATGAATCCGAGTTCTCGAAGAACGTCAACGGCTATGAGGTTGGATCGTCCATCACCATTCGCCGCCCGATGGACTTCACGGTGCGTGATGGCGCAACGATGAGCGTGCAGGACGTGACCGAAGGCACAACCACGCTGTCTGTTGACCAGCGTAAGGGTGTTGACTTCTCGTTCACGTCTCAGGATTTGACCCTCAACATCGGCCAGTTGTCCGACCGGGTTATTAAGCCCGCGATGATCCAGCTTGCCAACCAGATCGACACCGATCTGATGGCCCTTTACAAGGATGTCCCCAACTGGGTCGGCACTCCGGGCCAGACGATCAACTCGAATCAGGACTTCTCCAAAGGACCGGAGCGGCTTGATGAGTTGGCAATCCCGATGGATGGCCGTTGTGCCGTTCTCGCGCCTGCCGATCACTGGGGGCTTGTCGGCGCTCAGACCAACCTTCTCAATGACCGTCTGGTAGGCGATGCCTACAAGAATGGTTCTCTTGGGATGATTGGTGGTGTTGACACCTACATGAGCCAGAATGTGCCGTCGCACACTGTTGGCGCTGATGTGGGCGGCACGGTCAACCAGGCAGTCAGCGCGGCGACCGTCACTTACACGTCCGTCAAGGACACCAACCAGCAGACAATCACGGTCGCAAGTCTAGACCTGAATGCCGGTGACGTGTTCACTGTTGCTGACGTGTACGAAGTCAACCCGGTCACGAAAGCCTCCACGGGTACGCTCAAGCAGTTTACCTGCGTTTCTTACGCAGCTAACAGCCTGGTCTTCTCCCCGGCTATCGTTTGGACGGGCGCTTTCCAGACTGCCGCAATCACGTCTGGCGTGACGGACTTGAACGCCAAGGCCATCACGGGCGTCGGCACCGCAGCCACGGCATACCGTCAGAACATGATCTTCCGCAAAGACGCCTTTGCGTTGGTCACTGTTCCGCTGGCATCGCCTCCGGGTGCAGTTGACGTTTCGCGTCAGTCATACAAGGGCATGAACATTCGCGTCATCCCTGTCTATGATGGCACGAATGACGTGTCCAAATGGCGTCTTGACGTTCTCTACGGTGTGAAGGCCGTCGATCCGCGTCAGGCCGTTCGTATCTCTGGCACAGCCTAAAGGAGGGTTGAAAAATGGCCGCAACTTCAAATAGTACCGCCAGCACCGAATATGTCGGTGATGGTAACTCAGTCGGAACCTGCGTCGGGCAGTCTGGTGAAAAGATTGGCTTTTACGGTCTTGCCGTTCCGATTGAAAAGCAGACCGTCACTTCGGTCGGCACCACAACCGCCACGACGACTCTCAACGAGACTCGTATTGGTCGGTTGGAAACCGCACTGGCCGCAACTGGCCTGATTGCGATGTCCTAAGTGTTTGGGGGAGGCCAGCGCCTCCCCCACTCCCTTCATTTTCTGCGAGGTAATATGTCGCGTCTTTTCATTGATGATGGGTTCCCGGCAGAGGGCGGTGACAAGGTTATGCTTGCCACCCCTGTCTACCAAGACCCCGACGCCAGCTACACATTCGCAATGTCGAAAAGCCGTGAGGCTTTGCACAAGGTCGGCATTCGGTCGGCCTTTGTTTTGTTTTCCGGGAATTGCCATGTGGACGATTCCAGAAACAAGATTGTTTCCGAGTTTCTTAATTCCGATTGCACGTCGCTGGTTTTCATCGACGCCGATGTTTCGTGGGATGAGCGCGACCTTGTTGAGTTGTGCCAGCATGAATTGCCGGTAGTTGGTGGCGTTTACGGTTTCCGCCGCGACGGCACAGACGATGCGATGCCGTTCCAATCAAAGAGCGGCGCAATGGTCGAAGATGGGCTGATTGAAGTCTTGGGCTTGCCAACCGGGTTCATGAAAATTCGGCGCGATGTGCTTGAAGAAATTGTTTTGAAAAGTGAAAATTTCCGAACTAAAAAAGATTCCCTGCCGCTGGTGTTTGAGCGCACGATTGTCGATGGTCTGCGTTGGGGCGGAGATCTGAACTTCTGCCGCAAGGTGCGCGAGTGCGGACATGCCATTTACGGCTGCACCGAGTTTCGTCTAGGCCACACGGGCGCACATGAATCGCATGACAGCCTTGGGGCGTTCATACGGCGGCAGAACGATATTACCATTCCAGTAGTCGCGGACAAGATTAGACGCGGCGTGGACCGCCCAGAGGACTTGATGGAGGCCATTGAGTTCATTGCAAACCCGTGGGGCGCTTGCCTTGAGGTTATGATGGTGGCCGTGGCGGCTGCGCGTCAGGCAGACGGTCCAATCATCGAATCCGGCAGCGGGTTGACGACTATCTTTATGGCAGCGGCAACCGAACACATCGTTTATTGCATCGAACACGATAAGACCTATGCCGAGAAGATGAAGGAAATGGCTCTAGCGTCGGGCGTCGGTAACATTATGATTATCCACGCCGAGATTAAAGACGGCTGGTATGACCTTGAGGGGCTGGAACTGCCCGCGCGTTTTTCTGTTGGCTTAAACGATGGACCGCCACGCGCTCTAGGCGACCGGATGAAGTTCTTTGATTTTCTGTCAGACCGCATTGATTTGATTGTGGCAGACGACGCCGACGAAGCGGCCTATGCCGAGAAGATGAGAAATTGGGCGGGGCGCAATAATCGGGATATTATTTTCCCAGATTTTCGGTCTGCTATCATAAAGGAGAGAGCAGCATGAGCATGGTACAGATTTTCAATATTGACGGTGACGTAGTTTCAGAGGCTTGGATTGGCGATGATTCACCAATGCCTGACGGCTGGCACCGGGATGTCAACAGCGCCATGAAAGCCAACGCTGCCAAACCCAAGCCAGCCAAAGCCGCCGCCAAGGGTAAAGGTAAATCCAAGGCTGTTGAGGTTGAGGTTGAGGCCGAATCCGAAGGCGAGGAATAGCCAGTGAGCCTCCTGACAATCTGCAACGGGATTGCGGACACAACCTCCGGCCCGCGACCGGCGACAATTATAAGCAACACCAACCCGGAGGCGCAATCCTATCTCCGGGCCGTTACCCGTGTTGGCTTGCGATTGATGAAGGTCTACCCGTGGAATATTCTGCGAAAGGAAAACACCTTCACCGCGCCCGGAACTGAAATCCTTGTGGCTGCGGCTTCGATGCCGACCGACTTTGACAGGTTCATCCCGGAGACTTTCTGGAACCGCAGCACGACCGTTTTACTGTCTGGACCCGTACCCGCCTCTCGGTGGCAGTCTCTCAAGGCTGAAACATATGTAGGCGATAACACGATATTCACGTATCGCGGCGGCGACATTCTGGCTATTCCGACAGTCGGCACCGACAGCATGGTGTTTGAATATGTCTCGAATCAGTACATTGAAAGCAGCGGCGGCAGCGCGCAGTCAACCTGGCAGGCCGACGAGGATGTTTCCATTCTCGACGAGGAACTTCTTACCCTCGCGGCTACCTATATTTGGCTTTCTTCCGAGGGCTTGCCTGCTGGTGATGCGTTTGGCGCGTTCAAGGAGTATTTTGACACGCTGCAAGACAACGAGAACGCAACTGAAAACATTGCCGTCACGGGCGATATATTTGCGAATGATGCGCGGCACTGGAACGGAGCGCCTGTCGCGTCTCGCACTGTTTCCGTAGGGTATTAGGATGGCGACAAGCACCGCATTGCCGCCGCCTGTTGGCGGGTGGGATGGCCGGGAGAGTTTGGCGGATATGCCAGAGGATCACGCGGTCAAGATGGAGAATTGGTTTCCGTCTACCGATACGGTTGACGTGCGGCGCGGCCACACTAGCCACGCGACAGGGATGAGTGGCAACGTCGAGACACTGGTTGAATATGTCCCACTAAGCGGCGTGGGCGAATTGTTCGCGGCCAACGGCGGCGCAATTTACGATGTGAGTTCTTCCGGGGCTGTCGGTGCTGCGGTTTCCAGTGGTCACACGAACGACCGCTGGCAGTATGCGAATATTGGCACGGCGGCGGGGCAGTTTGTTCGGCTGGTAAACGGCGCAGACACGCCCTTGCTTTACAACGGTTCGACATGGGCAACCACGGCCATCACTGGCCCGACAGCGGCCAACCTTGTTTGGATTAACGTCCACCAGAAGCGCATGTGGGTGGGTGAGGTCAACAGCCTGTCGGCTTGGTATTTGCCGGTAAATTCAGTCAGTGGCGCGGCCACGGAGTTTCCCCTTGCTGGCGTGTTCAAAATGGGCGGCTATATCATGGCGATGGGGACGTGGACACGCGACAGCGGCGATGGCATGGATGATGTGGCGGTGTTTGTCACGTCCGAAGGTGAAGTCGCGGTTTATCAGGGAATCGACCCGTCCGCTGCGGCAACATGGGCATTGATTGGCGTTTTCCGCATTGGTGAGCCGCTTGGGCGTCGGTGCATGACAAAGGCTGGCTCTGATCTCATTGTAATGACGCAGGACGGCTTTGTACCGCTGACACGCATCCTTACGACAGATCGCAGCCAGAGCCGCATGGTGGCGCTCTCCGACCAGATCAGCAAGCCCGTGAATGACGTGGTGCGAATATATAAGTCTAGCTTTGGCTGGCAACCGATTGTCTACCCGAAAGGCACCTATTTGCTGTTCAACGTGCCGATTACGGCATCAACAGAACAATTTGTGTTCAACACAATCACGGGCGCTCCGTGCAAGTTCACCGGGCAAGATTCTCTCTGTTGGGGATTGTTGGATGATGCGCTGTATTTCGGCGGCAAGGACGGCGTGGTTTATCTGGCCGACAACGGCACCAGTGATAACGGCAGAAACATCGCAGCCGATTGCATCCAGGCGTTCAGTTATTTCGGAAGCCCGCAGATGCGTAAAATGTTCAAGCTGGTTGAGGCTATCTTCCAGAGTGAAGGCAACCCCAACGCGGCGATTGATTGGAACGTGGATTTCAACCTCCTGAATCCAACCAGCACCGCCGAGGCATCACCAACGAACGCCGCACGGTGGGGCATTTCACGGTGGGGCATCGGGACGTGGGGCAGCGCCGGGCAAATCTACAAAGGGTGGCGCAAGGTTCGCGG